GAGGGCGCGGCTCTTTTTCTCGTGCTCCTGGACCGCGATATCCCCCTTGAGCTTTTCGTGGGCCGCCTCGATCCTCGAGGCCTCGGCGAGCCCTCGCTCCTGCCGGGCGTTGGCCTCGGCGACCTTCGCCTGGTAGTTGAGGGCCTCTTTTTCCGCGTAGCCCCCGCGGACCTGGGAGAAGGCCATCATGGCGGCCGCCGTGATCGCTACTACTTCCATTTGAGCCTCCCGAGAATGAAACAGTCCTTGCCGTCCGGAGAGTAGCCCCGGAGGATCCCCTCGACCTCGAAGCCGGCCATGCGCATGAGCTTGACCGCGCGCGGGTTGTCGTCGGCGATGATCGCCTGGATCCGGCGGAGCCCGTGCCGGTCAAACCCTTCCTGGACCCGCCGGCGGATCTCCCGGACGACGGCGAGCGGGTATTCCTCCACCAGGTCACTCATGACCGACCAGGCCTCGGCGACGCCGGGCCAGAGGAGGGTCAGGCCCCCGAAAAACACGATCCGGCCCTCGTCGTCGCGCATGGTCCAGGACGGATCCCGCTCGTAGCGCGCCAGGAGCTCGCGCCATTGATCGGTCCCCAGGGCCTCGATCTCCTCGGGGCTCCTGGGGACGATCTCGCAGTAATCGGAGGCCTTGAAGGGTTCGACCGTCATTTGTCCTCGACCTTGAGCTTGATCTTCGCGACGAGGGCCTCGTATTGCTCTCGGTACTTGGCCGCCTCGGCCTTCGCCTTCGCCAGGCTCTCCTCGAGCTCCTTGACGATCTGCGGATTGTTCCGGAGCACGAGATACTCCGCGACGCCGCCGGCGACGCCGCCAGCCACAAAGACCAGGAGATAAACAAAAAACTCTTTCATGGTTCCGACCTCCTATCGGTTTGGTTTACCTGTCCATCGTGTCGAGCCTCGGCATGAGGCACAAAACCGTCATGGGAAGCGGCTTGTCCTGGCGGATCAGGATCCGGCCGGCCGTCGAGTATCCGCCCGGGAAGGCGAGCTCATAGTCGCCCGTGAAAAGCGGCGGCGGCGAGCCGAGCGGGTCGTTCATGTTCCGCGTGATGATCTCGTCCAGGTGGCTCGCGTCCGGGCCGACCAGGCCTCCGACGGTTTCAAAGAGCTTGATCCCAACCTCGTGGAGCCGCTTCTTTTTGCCCTGGGCCGTCCCTTCCATCGCGCCGGCCTCGAGATCCATCGGCTCGAGATCCGAAACGTAAGCGAGCCCAACGTGTACGACGGTCGCCGCCGTGGTCAGGGTGATCGAACCGCCGGCGGAGACGACCTGGTTCGGGACGACCGCCCCGTCGGCGAGGATCTGCACGGTTTCGCCGGCCAGGTGATCCAGGCCCGAGATCGTCGTCACGGGAACGGAGCCGTAATAGGAGAGGCCGCAATCGACGAAAAACGGCCGATTCCTGTATGTCCCGCCCCCGGTGTATCCGGAATCGTTGATCGGTCCCGTCCAATCGAAATCCGTCAGAAATTCGACGTACCGCTTCGTAACCCCGTTGATCGTCCGGCGGACGACCATCCAGAGCTCGTCCTGGTAGGCCCCCGGGATCACGGCGACGCTTTCGACGGCGCCGGCCATCGGGTGACGGTGCCAGGCGTAGACCTCCTGGTCCTTCTCGTAGGTCATGCCCAGGAGCGTCCCGTCGGCCCTGGCGGCCCAAATGATCGGGAAGGGCGAGCTCATGTAGGCCCAATCGACAACCCCGCCCTTCGTGATATGCTCGGCCAGGAGCGTGAGGTTCCGGGCGACGTAGCCGTCCAGGTCGTAACGGTAGGAGAGCTCCCGGGCGACCTCGCCGTAATTCTGCGGGAGCCCCAGGCGTTGCATGAAAAGGACGACGTTCCGGAGGTTGATCGGCGAGATCTCGGCGCATCCGTAGGCGCTCTGCTGATTGGCCTCGACGTTGGTCGGCGAGAGCGGCTTGTTCGAGTCCGGCGGCTCGATCGTCCACTCGCCGTTGTTGGTCCCGACGATCAGGTGCGTTACGGGCGCAATCCAGGTGATCGCATTGACCTTCTCGGAGGAGAGCGTGTAGGAGAAACCGCTATCGGCGTCGGTCCCCGGCGAAAAGTCCTCGTAGGATCCCACGGTCGACCGCCAGAGGGTTTGAGGATAGTCGAGCGTGTTGGCGAGCCACATACATTCCTTGTGCAGGGCGATTGCCGAGGGGTAGCCGCGCTTGGCCGAGAAGGCGCCCTCGGAGAAATAGGGTGTCAAGACGTAGTCGCGGAGCTCGCTCTCGATGGAAACCGTGACCTGGGTCGAGCTCGTGTAGCCTATAACCTTGACCCATCCCTCGGTGTTCGGCCCGACGGTCGAGTCGTTGGCCGTGAACGGGTGACGGATCCGCCAATGGCTCCCGACATGGCCGGCCTCGAAAAGGGCGCTGGTCGAGTACATAGTGACGGAGGAACCCTTTCGAGCCGAAAACCAAACGGCGATGCCTTCGACCTCGTAGAGCGAAACCTCGTCGATGTACCAGGTCCCCGAGGCAAGGCCGCCCGGAGAAACGAACCGGACGAAGGCCCCGCTTCCCCCCGCAGGTTCCTTGTAAAAAACCGTGTACTCTTTCCACTCGTTGTTCGGCACGGCCCGGTGGGTGATGATCCCCGCATAGTCCGTGTTGGCCCCGTTGCGGATCTCGACCTGGACCTGGCCGGCCGCCGTATAGACCTTATAGGTCAGCCGATAGAGCTTCCCTGTAACCGTCGTGAAATTTGCGCCCTGGATCCCCTCGCCGGGATCAGTGACGACGAATTTCCTGGAGTAGCCGCCCTCGCTGTATTTTTCGGAGCTCCGGACATTGGTCGTCGGCGTCCCGTAGCTCGACCAATTTGAATCCGCCTCCATCGAGCCGTTGACGATCAGGTCGTTGCCTGTGATGTTCCAGGATTGCTCGTCGAGATAGGGGCCGTTGTTAAAATCGACCAGGGAGAGCGTCCAGGAGGTATGGCCCGTGCGCGTGAGCTTCCGCGGGACATAGAGCGGGTGGACGATATACATCGTGTCCGCGTCCTGGGCGAATTTAAGGCCCTCAAGATCCGCCTCGAGGTACGGGCTCGCGATCTCGTATGGCGATCCTCCGGATTCGATCTGGCCCTGGTCCTTGTAAAAGCGGATATACTGTTCGCCAAACTCGAGAATGTAGGCCTGGGTAATCGAAAACTCGAAGGGAATCAGCCGGACGACCTTCGAGGAGTCCTTGACCTCGGCGACGAAGTAGGATCCGGGGCGGCGCCGGGCCGGCCCGTGGACCAGGGGGATGAAGTTCTCCATCTTCCGGCAGCCGGCGACGTACTTCTCGACGTCGACGCGGCCGTAGAGTTGCGGAGAGAGCTCGCCGGCGTTGAAACTCGTGATGATCGGAGAAACCCGCGCCATGCCTACAACCTCGCGTTAAGCCAGGAATCGACCTCGATCTCGTCCGGGGTCCCTTCCTGGGCGTCGATGCAGCCGGCCTCGAGCTTCTTTTGCTCGTAGACCTTGAGCATGAGCTCGGCCAGGCTCCGGTTATTCGAGAGCGCGTAGGCGAGCTCGGCCGCCAGACGCGCCGCGACGGCGTCCACCAGGAGCGGATCCATCTCGCCGGCGCCGATCCGCTTGATGTAGAGGATGTTCGCGGAGCTCTCGTTTGTCAGGAGCTTCCGGCCTTCGACCTTGAATTTCAGATCCAGGCGCTCGAGTTGAAGGACCCGGAGGCAATCATTCGGGAGAGGGTACTGACAGGAATAACCCCAGGCCGGCGTCGAGGAGTCCTGGGCGAGCGTCGCCCGGGCCATTGCGCAATTCCAATTGTAGGCCCGGAGCGTTGCGTCCACGGCCTGTTGATAGTAGACCTTGCACTTCCGGGCGGCCTCGTTCGCTTCGTCGATGTTGACAATCGTCTTGTGTCCGATCGCGGTAAGCGCGAGGTTGCAGATATCGACCTGGCTCGCCATTGATCCCCTCCTCTGAGGTCCAGGATCCGAGGAGGAGGGGCGCGAGGCCCCTCCCCTCTTTCGCTGTTAAAGTTCCCAGGTCTGAGGCCGCTTAGTTGGAAACGGCCTTGAAGATGACGAGTTGCACCTTGCCGGTCGCGGCGGCGACGCCGGTCTTGAGGACCAGGGGCGTGTCGGCCGTGGCCTTGTAGCCCACGCCGTCCGTCTTGCCCTTGAAGGCCTCGACCGCCGAAGTGCAGACGGTGGCCGCGATAAAGCGGTCGTCGTCGACGGAGTCGCCAAGCTGCACGGTGACGCCGGAGCCCAGGGCGGCCGCGACAAGAAGGTCGCCGAGGCCAACGCCCGGCAGGAGCGAGGGCTCGCCGAGGCCTCGAGGATCGAGGCGGCCCACGAAAAGCTCAAGGGGGATATCGCGGTCCAGGAGCACGAGAAAAAGAGCCGCGCCCTC